TGATGCTTACGTACCTGCCTCATTGGTAAATGCATTCTATGATGCAGCTGCCGCACTAGATGAGAAGGGTGTTAGTTCTGAAGGACGTGTAGGTGTACTAAACCCTAGACAGTACTATGAACTAATCCAACAAGTTGGTGACAATGGTCTAGTTAACAGAGACGCACAAGGTACATCCCGTCAGAAGGGTAATGGCATTGTGGAGATCGCTGGTATCAAGATCTACAAGTCAATGAACATTCCATTCTTTAGTTCCTATGGTACTAAGTTCGGTTCTGCTTCTGCGACTAACCCCGGAGTTGCATCTCCAACCAATACTGGTTCATTCGTTGGTGAAGCTGTCGAAGACGCTGCTAATGACGTAACTGGTATCAACAATGAGTATGGTCAGGAAACTGAATTCGCCAACTCTTGTGGACTAATCTTCCAAAAAGAAGGAGCTGGTGTTGTTGAGGCAATTGGACCTCAAGTACAAGTAACTTCAGGTGACGTATCCGTGGTTTACCAAGGTGATGTTATCTTAGGTCGTTTAGCAATGGGTGCTGATTATCTTAACCCTGCTGCTTGCGTCGAGCTTATCGCTGGTGCTGCAGTTGGTTCTTCAGGTAACGCTGCATTCTAAATATATATGGGAGGCTTCGGTCTCCCTTTTTTTTAACAAAAAATTATCATGCCTTTTCCAACCACTAACGCCACTCAAGAATTACCAGCTATAAATCAGATCCTGTCGTCATGTGGTCAGGCACCTGTAACCACCTTAGACCAAACCAACCCGGACGTTGCGATTGCTTATGATACTTTACTACAGGTATCAAGGGAAGTACAGGCTGAAGGCTGGACATTCAACAAAGAGTATCACTATGAATTCACACCTAATACAGATGATGAGATAGAGATACCAAACAATGTATTACAAATAAAGCTTACAGAGAACGTAGCTAATATGGATTACGATGGTATCCGTAGAAGTGGTAAGCTATACGATAGACAACATCATACCTATAAATGGAAAGATATTAATACACCAGTAGAATGCGATGTTGTATGGGAATTTGACTGGGTAGATCTCCCACAACCTATACAAGATTTCATTACTGCTAGAGCTTCTGTTCTTACATCTCAAAGAATCATTGGAGATCCAGAACAATACACTATGTTACAACAACAAGAAGCATTCACTAGAGCTTTAGCATTAGAATACGAAACACAACAAGGACAATATACTTTCTTTGGACACCCACAAGGACAGCAGAATTACTATCAAAGTTATCAACCTTACCAAGCACTTAGAAGATAATGGCAGCTGTAACCCAACGAATAGATAATTACCTCGGTGGTGTATCTAGACAATCTGATGATAAGAAACTACCCGGTCAAGTTAGGGAGTGTCTTAATGGATACCCTGACCCTACGTTTGGGTTAACAAAGAGACCGGGGTTTAAATGGATAGCTAATCTAGGAACAGGAACCACATACGATTCATGTAAGTGGTTCTATATCCATAGAGATGCAGACGAAAGATACATAGGCTGTATAAAGCCTGCAGGAGGCTCTACAGGGGACATAGATGTATGGAATGCTACAACGGGGGCTGCGTGTACTGTTACCTATGGTACAGGGGCACAGGCATACCTTACAGGAGCAAGTACAAACTATGACATCCTAACTGTACAAGATACCTCCATAATAACAAACAATTTAATAACTGCAGCTAAGATAGCTGACCCTACATTCATAACTAAAACTAGAGCTACTCTTATTTTAACTGATACAGCTGTAAGTTCTACTTATAGTGTTACAATGAATGCAGGTGGAGGAGCTTCTGATCAAACATATACTACAACTACAAGTGGAACAGAAACCTATGATGGTTTACTTACTTCACTTAAAGCTGGTATAGAAGCCTTTGGTATATCTGGTGTAACTGTTAATAAGTATGCTGCTTCTTTAGAAGTAAGTAGAGTAGTTAGTGGTACTAGAACAGCTTTTGGTATTACCTGTAAAGGTGGGCCAGCTAATAATAAGTTAGCTGTATTCCAAGATCAAGTTGATAATGTATCTCAACTACCAACACAATCTTTTCAAGATAGAGTAGTAAAGATTATCAATACTGAATCTACTAACGACACATACTTTGCTAAGTTTATAGCAGATGATGGTGTATCTGGAGTAGGTCATTGGGAAGAGACATTAGATCCATCTAAGTCTACGGGTTTAGATAACACTACTATGCCTCATGAGTTGATCAACACAGCTACTAATACATTCCAATTAAGGAAAGCTACTTATACTTCTAGAATATGTGGAGATGATACCACTAACTCACACCCTAGTTTCGTAGGTAATAAGATACAACAGGCTTTCTTCCATAATAATAGACTAGGATTCTTAACATCAGATAATGTATCTTTAAGTCAGTCAGGACAGTTCTTTAATTTCTACCATACTTCTGCTCAGACAGTAACAGATGCAGATCCAGTAGATCTTAGTGCGTCAACTGTTAAACCTGTTCAGTTACATGGTGTTATACCTACAACACAGGGTCTCATCTTATTCAGTAGAACTCAGCAGTTCTTGATGTCATCAGCTGATGGTATCTTGACACCTGCTTCTACCTCTATACGTGCTATATCTAGCTATGAGATGGAGACAGACGTAGATGCAGTAGACATGGGTAAGACTATTAATTTCATTAGTAAGACACCTAGTTATACTCGTATCTTTGGTATGGTAACTAGAGGTCAGAATGAAAACCCACAGGTATTAGACGTGGGTAGAGTAGTGAATGAGTGGGTTCCAGCTACAATCGATACCATGATTGCTAGTCCTCAGAACCAGTTCCTAGCTATGTCTAGTCAGAGTTCTAAGTATGTATACTTCTTTAGGACTTATAATGATGGTGAAAAGAACTTAGTAGAGGCTTGGTTTAACTGGCAATTACCCGGTACTGTAAAAACTATAGCTGTGGATACAGATGATATGTATGCAGTTACTAAACAAGGTAATCAAGTTACTTTAAGTAAAGCTAGTATAAGCCAAAGTCCAGAAGATGCTATCATTGTTAATAATGAAGGTACAAAGATTAATCCATGTATGGATCTATATGCAACAGCAAGTTCAGTTGCTTATGATTCTACTAACCGTTTCTCTAAATGCTACATACCTTGGAATAACGTAACAGACTTAACACCTGTTCTTATCATTAAAGGTACTACTGCTACAGGTAACTATATTGAATCTGGATTTACTGTAACACCAGAGATTATAACAGATGATGGTAATCCTTATTTCAAAGTAGTTAACAAAGATCTAACTAGTGTAGCTAGTGATGTAGTTGTAGGTTGGAAGTATGACTTCAATGTTATATTACCTAGAACTTACTTTAGAACAGATGATCAGCAAACTAGAACTGATTTCACAGCTGCTTTAACTGTAGCTAGAATGAAGTTTGCTGTTGGTCTATCAGGTGTCTTAGGATTTAAACTTAAGTCTACAGGTATAAGACAGGGTACTAGAGAGTACACAGGAGATGGTAGTACTACGGTATTCCCATGGAATGAAGATGACTTTGCCTACGTAGATAAAGATCAGATAAAAGTAAAAATAAATAATGTAGATAGTACAGCTTTTACAGTGTCAGGTGACTCACAAATCACTATGAGTTCTGCTCCAGCTGTAGGAGATAAAGTATCTATATTCTTAGATGAGTGGTATAGCCTCAACCCCGTACAGGTAGCTGATGATTATTTAGTCAGTGATATTCCCCTGTCTGAACAGTCAATGTTTGTCGTGCCTATACATCAAAGAACAGATAGATTTCAATTAAGAATCTTTAATGATTCACCGTTCCCAGTATCGTTAAACTCAATGATGTGGGAAGGAAACTATTCACCAAGATTTTATAGAAGAGGTTTTTAACACATGCCATTACCCATTTTAGCGGGAGCTGCGATAGGAGGTTTATTAGGAGGAAGTGCAGCAGTCATAGGAGGTCTAGGAATTACTGCTGGTGTCTCAGCTGCCACTATTGCAGGTGGTGCTATACTAGGAGCAGGGATGGGAGCACAAATCCATGCTGGTGGACAAGCTGCTGAGGCTGCTAGAGAGCAAGCTAGACTATCCAACGAAGCTACCGATAGACAGTGGGCTTATGATGTAGATGCTTGGGAAATGACCAAGGAACGCATTATAGCTGACAGACAATTCGCTGTCGAAGAAATTGCTACCAAAGCACAGAACGAACGTACCTTAGCAGAATATAAAGATGCCACTAATCTTGCTAACTACGGCTATCAATTACAAAT